AAAAGCCAAAGGGTTAAAGGGTTGCACTATCTCTAAGTCGTCATTGTATACTGCTATTATAGTGCCTCGAACTCCGTCTTCTACAAAGGCCTCAAAAATAACTGCATCAGACATCTCAGGAAACGCCTCACCATGATGCTTCCCAGCCTTAGATAGACCAGGCACACCGAAGTGCTTAGCCATCAAAGGACCTGTAAGTCCCTTAGTCCGCATCATTAGTAATGGTTTCATGCTGCACAGCACCCAGGATCAGTACTAGCAAAACCTGCCGCCCAAGCTAACCCAGCATCAGAAGTAGCTACGTGTGGGTTATCAGCACCAAGGGCAGTTCCACCATTGGCTTTATTGTAACGACCCTCACAGAATGCTTTACTGTCCCGTAAACGCCCAGCACCCGCGTTATTATATTCCTTACCAAAACATAATTTACCTGACATAACTAACTCCCTTGTACCAGACAGGCTTTGCCTTCTGGTGTTTGTAAGAACCTAGTCATTTCAAGACCAGCTTCTTTTTGGTTTTGACTGTTTAATCTATAACCATCATGTATCGCCTTCTCAAACATAATAAGAGGGATACTAGCTATTTGACGACCCCATGCACCGTCTTTTGATTGAGCACCAAGGTCTTGTATAACACCTTCATTATTTCTTAGACGAGAATTTCTATCTAAGATAATTTGCTCAGATGGTTGACTTAATTTATGCGTCAACACATCAGTATGGTTCTGATAATGAACACCAGACTTAAACACTTCATCCATTAGATACGGTTTTCTTAGGCGCTGACATCTCCTTAGCCACAGGCGCTTCGGTTACATATTCAGCCATATTGCTACTAAAGAGTACTTGGCACTCTTCAAATGTTGCTTCTGCAGACTTGCCAGGTGCTAACTTACCTGATTTCAAATTGAAATCTGCTTCGCTTATATTCTTAATTTTCATATTAAATCCTTAAATCCTTAAAAAAGAGGAGGTGGAGGGTGCCTCCTCAAAAGGTACAACACACATTAAGCAGTCATTGTTCCTGCATTCTTAACAGAAGGAATCAACCCATGTGCTTTCTCTGTGTTAACAATAAGAGACCAGTCAACAGACATCTGACGTTTCTCAGCTAAACCAGTTTTAGCCAGAGAATCAGTACGATAGCCTTTAACATAACATAAGGATAGGTACTCTGGATCCAGAATAAATACATCTGAATTAACTCCATCAAGAGCAGGAGTAGCGTATGCGGCTGCATAGCTCATCTGTAAACGATTAGGCACAAGAGTCAAAGTACCAAAGTCAGTAACAAAGACGTTCACAGCACCTAGTGCAGTGGCTTTCTCAGACGACTTACCTTGGTCACTCATCAGAGTCGCAACACGAGCTGAAGAAGTAAACAGGTACTCAGAGATTTGACGAATTACAGGAGGAGTAGCCATCAGTTTAGTAGCATTACCACCATCCTGATAAATATCCTGTATGATGTCTCTGATAGCCCCTTCAGTTAATGTAATACCATCAGCAGTAACTATACCAGGAACAGTAAGTTTTGTAGTTAAGTTATATTTAGGTTTTGTAGCAAAGTTAACATTGTTAGACTCTAACCATGTTGGTAAACCACCTACACGACCCGCTGCTGCTAACTGTGCGGCTTCATTACCAGAAGAATCACCTGTATCTTGAAAAGATGCTTGATTCATTAACGCAATAGCTTCAACGTCACGACGAAGTTCTTGTTGACGACGCATAATCTGCTGAGACAGTTCTTTAGAACGGCCAATAACGTCAGAAGCATCTGCACGATAAGATACTTTAACAACCTTATCAGAAATTTGGTGATGATTACCAACACGATTACCAAGTTTATTATCACTAGCACCTGCATCAGCACCATCTACTGCGCGGTTAGTAGGATCTGGAGCAGCTAATTCATCTACTGTCCATTCTTTGTATTCATTCTTTGCTGAACTCTTACCAATCATATCAGTAAAAGGAAGAGGTATTTTTGAAATATCCCAAATTTTATCCATGACATCTTCACGAATTAAACCTGGGGAAGAGAGTGCGCCTTTAAGATCGGCACTTGTTTCTACTGCTGTTAACGACATAATTTATCCGCCTAAAAGTTCGGCTATTGCATCAGTCTGTAAGTCTCTTTTTTGAGACCCATGAGCTTTGCTTGCAGCCTTAGTTAATTTATCGAGTTTAGATATTCTATTTCTAGTAGATTTACCTTTACTCTTCTGAAATTTAGGAACAGGTTTTTTCCTTTTAATATCTGCAACTTTAACACCATCTCGATAAGCTTTAGCATCTTTAAACACTTCAATTAAACGAGAATCAGATACCCTATCAAAATCACCTTGCTGGAATCCATATTGTTTATAACAATAATCTTTTAACTCAGTCATATCTTTTTTCAGTGTGTCTGGGTTATTCCATGCTGGATTATTATCAAGCATCTTAGTAAATTCTTGCTTAACATGCTGTTGTATATTTTGCTGAGAAGTAGCATTTTGATTAGCTGTCTGCTGTTGTTTCTCAGATGAAATAGCATCTTGTGCTTGTTTAAGTTCTTGAGCTTTAGCTGAATAATCTTGTCTAGCCGCTGCATATTCTGCAGGGTTATCAACACGTAATTGATTCCAGTCAATACCTTCGAACTCTTGTACTAATTTATTTTCAAGAAAGTTAGTTAACGTTTCTACATTAGAAAGTTTATTTTCATATTCCTGACGCACATTATTTACTTGCGCATCAAAAGTCTTACGGTCTTCAGCCAATACTTGCGACTTTTGAGTAAAACTTTTATTACTTTGATAACCACCAATTAGGTCTTTCATACTAACTGTATCAGACTTGTCATTTATCTTTACGTTAACTCCGGCAATGTTACCTTCCTTATCGTAATCTAATTGACCTTCGTCTACACCTAATGCGTCTTCCCATGAGGGATCATCTTCATTTTCAGATTCATCAACTTCTTCGGTAGACTCTTTGGTTAGCTCTTCAGCGTCCTCTTTGTCATCAGTTTCTTCATCTGCTTTAGTAGTATCATCTACTTCTGGTTTCTCTTCTTCTATTTCGCCTGTTAATAATTCGGCGATAGCTTCTGTAGGATCAGTGTTATCCGAAGGTAAACTTGCTGATACATCTTCTGCTTGTGTTCCCATTTTAATGTTTCTCCATAGGTCTCTGATTCAATGATTGTGAAGCCATTTTACCAGTTTGAATGATAGTATTGATCTCTGTATTTAAAGTGTCGAGAACATACACAGTTCTTTTTATTTCTAAAATTAAGTCTACATTTGAGATAGGACACTCTAAAAAAGACTCAATTAATTGATTTTTCTTTTGTTCTACAAATGCTTCAATAAATAAATTATAAGCATTTTCAGCTCTTCTACCAATAATTTGCTCTTGCTCTAATTGGTCTGCTTCATTCTCCACTTACAGTCTCCTGATTTTGTTCAAAGTTCTTATTCTCTTCAGTCTGAGCTGTAGATTCAATACGTACTAACTCTAAAGCTGTACGCTGATCTATATCATATTTACGTAAGTTAAGATCGGCAGTTTTACCCATGCTATCTGCAACTGCTTTAGCCTCATTTAATTGTTGCTCTAATTGCTGTATCTGAGCTTCAAATCCTTGCTTTTGATGCGTTAGCTGATTCTTTACTTGGTCAGTTTGTGCTTTAGCTTGTGTGGACGCCATTTGGGCTTGTGATTTTGCCATTTCTGCGTCAGCAAGTTTTTGCTGTGCTTGGGCCATTGTTTGGTTAAGTTGATCTTGCTTTTGAGTGCTGTCATTTTGCTCTTTTTCAACCTCTTCCTTTTTCTGTTGTCCTTCAGGACTTGTAGGATCTATGAAATATCTTGACGCACCATTAAGACCGCTAAACTTACAGAAATCATCTAAAGCTGTATACATTTGTTTTTGATCTACTAAATACTGTACAGGAGAATCAGATACCCTATCCTGGTATTCAAAAATCTTTTCTATTGCTAATAATTGTTGAGCATGATTACCTGTTCCTGTACCAACACGAACGGTTGTATTTGTTCTATCTAACCACTTACCAGGATTGATCTGTTGCCAAACGCCACGGAATCTAAAATCAATGACGCTATCAATATGCTTAATAGAAAGATCACGAATTTTAGTACAAAGTGGCTTGATTCCAGTTTCTGCAATAACACGTATAATAAGACCAACTAATTCTTCCTTAGCGTTCATCATGCGTTCTACGCCCTGAGAACCTACTCTATCACCAATATTCTGGGGTGTTGCTGACCCGTCTGGATCTACACCAGTTCTGCCAGCACGTACTTTGTCCAGATATTCCATCATGTTATAAGCATCTGGGCCTAATGGTGGGGTAATTAACGGAGTAATAGCATCTATGCGCTTTGCTCTAATAATACCACCTGGACGACTTACTAATAAGTCATCCATGTTAACCTGACCCTCTACAACGATATTACGTTGATTATTTTGAAGATACATGTTATCCAACATATTACGCCAGATAGTTGTCTTTTGATCTTGTATTTGTTTTAATCTATCGGTTATTGATAAGCCTTTAAATTTATGACTCATTAAAAAAGCTGTAGTAGAAACCCATGGCATACAACTAATTTCTTCCGCGGATAATATTTCTGTAGGGGTATCCCCACCTACTACTGTTATCTTCATTAATTTAGATATACCATCTTCATCTATATCAATACGCATGTAACACTCAGCAACTTCTATTTCACGCTCTGATTCATCATCTGATTCTGCGTCGCCCCAAAATACTGATTCATCTTGAAGAGAGAATCTGTACTCACTAGAATAATCGTCAATGCCTTCAGGAAGTTCTTTGGTCTCTTCTTTTGTAAGACCGTATTCCTCTATTACTTCTGAAGTTGATTTTTTAATTATATGAGCTGTAAATCTTGCTTTATCAAGATTAATACTATCATGACGAGAATTAACTCTAAATTCTTCAGGTGCTATAGAATCAACATATATTCTACCTTTAATACGTTCTATAGATACCTTAACATTATACAGCATTACAGGCTTTTGAAGTTCCTGTTGGAGCTGCATTGTTTGTTGCTGCATCTGTTGCATCTGTTGAGGATTCTGCTGAGCTTGTGGATTTTGAAGCTGTTGCTGCACTTGTTGAAGTTGCTGATTAATTTGTTGTTGCTTTTGTGCAGTCTGTTGTTCATCAATATATTCACTCTGTTCAACAAGTTCTGTTTTTGGAGTAGCTAATAATTGCTGTAATTGTTGTTCTGTAATACCTGTATAATTATATGTCTTCATTTCTGACGTATCGGCATAATAAGTTTTTATTATGCCGTTTTGCTGCATCAAGGCATCTTTAACAAATTGATGTAATATAATAAAACCATCATTTTGCTTCATTAATACTTCATATACATACTCAGATTCTAACTCTGCTTGGCGCTCATCACCTTCATGCACTGGGTCAAATATAACTATTTCATTATTCTGGGTAAAGGACTTCATTACTTGAGGCATAATCCACTCAATGGCATCAGCTACATCAGTAGATACCACTTGGCTTCTACCTGTAACCTCTGTACCATTAGGATTGCCTAAATAATATTTAAGAGACTCTTCTAGTGAGTTATCACTACTAGACGATAATGATAATTCATTAGTTATAATCTCTAATATTTCGTCTTTACTAAGCACTAAACTCCACCTTTACCATATTTTGCATTTATGTAATCGTCATTGCTCATAGTTCTACGCTTAATAGTATCATCTAAAACCTCTGTACTTAAACCTTTCTTCACTGGTTCTGTATTCATAATACCTTCATGTTCAAGTATAGTTTCTTGTAACGCTCTATTATACTTAAGTTCCATATTTATCTGTGCATCTTTTGCTTCAGCACTATAAGGACTACGCTCTGTTATACCAAAACCTTTATCACTCATTCTGATATTGAAATAATCTTCATAAGCCTTATTACGATTATATTTTTGCTGATGTTTAAGATAGTCTATTATCTCTGTAGCTGGCATCATATCAAGAGCTAAATTATTAAGTCTATTTTGTTTATCCCTTTCAAAAGGCGTTTGTTGTATTTCATTTAATGACTTAGCTATATATTCACGTTCATCCTCTTCACGTGAAAAAGAACTGTACGGATTTCCTGTGGCCATTCTAGCTATATCGTCAAGGGTCATACTACCATCCGATCAGTTGTACTATAGTCTAAATCTTGCTTACCATAACCACCGATTACTCTATCCCCTCCCACTGCACCAAGTACAAGGTACTGTTGTGCATCTGCTACATGGGAGTATCGACCTTTATCCGGTTTATCTTGGAATCTACTATCACCAGATACCATTAAACGCTTATACTTATATCCACCTGCTAAGGCCTTCCTTAACATCTTACACTTTGGCCCAACCACAAAGGCTGGTTTTCCAGAGAAGTCTAATCTCATCATATAATCGGCAACTGCTTCACGGCGTATAATAGGGTCATTTGTGTATGTAGGCCATGCTTCAATATTTTGATTCCATAGTATCTGGAACGGAGTGACTTCATCAGTTTGGGCTCGTTGTTCACCAGCTGGATCAGCGTATATCTGCAATTCACATCCACAATATTCTCTACTCAACTTTTCTTTGAGGAGTTTACCAAAATTTACAGCTCCCATATCCTCTGTTACTAACTCATCGATAAATTGAAACTGACCAGAAGCTGTGATCTGGCCAATGACAGCGGCTGGAGTAAGCCCAAAGTCAATCCCTACATATATAGTACCATTGCCTGCTAAAGGTAATTCATTGTCAGTATGATGTATATCATCCTTATACTCTGGATATACTGGTTTACCATCTGCTATGAATCCATATTTACCATGTACATACACGTTTATCCACTCTTTATCTTTACCTGCTTGCATATTTATATAGTATGAAGGTGGTAAGTTCTCAATATTCTCAGCGTCAGGCCCTACGCCACTGGGTTGATGGAATATTGCGTGATTATGAGGAATATCCTCTTCAAATAACTTATAATACCAATGGTCTGAGTCTGGTGGATTTGTGTCCATTATAACTCCAAACCATGTTGGTCCACCTTCTCTTTTGCTAGGGTACCTACCACAACGCCCCACGCCCATGTCAAGTACCGCTTTAGGTATCTCTCTGGCTTCATTAAGCCACATTCCTGTTATCTCAAGCGATAGCAACTTTTTAATGTCTGTAGGTTTGTCTAATGCACGAAATAAAAACTCTGCGTGCATTATAGTTCCGTCGTCAAGCTTTAAATTAAGTGTAAATTTACTATTTAAAGCTGAATAGTGCCCTAACTCTCTTGGACACCAATCCCAAAATGTCTCTTGAGTCGTATCTAGCAACTCTCTATATGTATTCCGTACCACAGCCCATCTTGTTTTTCTTACACCTTCAAATGGCTTTTGTTTTAGCGAGATTCTCAACATCTCCTCTACACATGCCACTGACTTCCCGCTACCAATTGGTCCTAATAGAGTTCGTACAAATGCATCAGACTTATGGAAAGCCTTCATAGTTTTACATGCATTGTACTCTATAACTTTCAAAAGGAATACTCTCCACCATAATCATTCAATTGTTTATCATATGTCTTTATATAATTGTCATAAGCTTTTGGATCTTTTAGCATATCATTTACTATATCAACTGTTTCAGGTGTATCTTTATTTCTACCTTTTAAGTACTTCCTAAAATCTGCTTCATTGAATAATTCGCCTGAACCTACCATGTATTCATTTATGTCTACAGCATTCTTGTTCTCTTTAAAATACCGTGGAGCTATTTCATCCATGTTTACTGACTCAATGTCATAGTCATAACCTTTTGAATTAGTCTCTAGTCTATTATTGTCAAGATGTTTATTTACATCATCCCAATTAACACCATAATAGTCATTTGCTGGGTCAATCAAAGGTATTGTGTCATTAGTGTCTCTGTACCTCTTAAGAGCTGCCTCATACTCTGGACTAGTGTCTCCATAAGTCCCTTTATTAGGCAATTTACTCTCAATAAAGTCTATGCGTCTCGATAGGTCAACAGCCTTTGTGTCTACCTCGTCAAGCTTAGATAGATATCCCTCTTTACCACCCTTCTTAAATGCAGCCTTTAACACTGGATATGCCTTAAGCATATTTATCATCCTCAGTGTATGACTACTGACGACCGCTCTCGGTATTGCCTTAGCTGCTGCACTGACCGCTGTTGCTCCGGCCTTTGCACCCGCCCCTGTAGGCACGTCCATGATTGATTTTAAGGCTATCTTAGGTGCGAGGGCCGTAGCACCTGCGATTGCAGCTGCTCCCCCCATTAGTCCTAAAGCTTTTCTCCTACTTGGGTCTACTACCCCGTCAGGTGTTGCTTTGCTCATTGTCTTTACTGTTGGGACCATAGCACCTCCACCAAGACCCAATGCTATTATCTCAGGCAGACTATGTGCAGCCGTAGCTAATCCCGGGCTACCTGTCTTATCTAGCACGAACCCACCAGCCTTCTCTCTTAGGTCACCAATATTCTCTTTAGCCCAATTTGTTATTGGCTCTGCTGCACGTGCTATATAGTCTAGATGGTCTGTCTTACTAGGTTGATATCCTATTGTCTCTTTGACAGCGTCCATATTTGAGACAGCCTTGTCTATGCCCCATGGAAGAGACCCCAGTCCTACAACTCCGCTTATTGGCTCAGCCACTGCACCTCTGGCTATAGCTAATAAAGTTTGCCTTAATGCATCCGGGTCTAGGTCTTCCGCATTGTTACCCTCCCCAAACCCATAGGGCGAGCCGCTTAGCACTCTGTCCAGTCCACTAGGCATTCTCACCGTCCACATTAATGACTAATTTTATTAGCTCACTACCATCCTCGCTCTTAAGCTCTATGCTCCGACGCTCCGCTTC